GTTTTCATACAACACATCACGTAGACCTTGTCCCATGTTCAACTGCTGGAATTCACCAGTGGCTGCATCAATATAACCAATAGCAATAGCATTGTCAACAACACCACGACGTGTACCAGCAGGTGCTAGCCATGGATAGCTCACTGCATCACTGCGGATAATAGTACGCATCATCATGTGACTTGGTGCTGTTACCACTGTGTTGCCTGACAAGTCTGTAGTCTGGCAGCTGGGGTAGAATGTACCCAAGTACTGGCTAGCGGTTACTAAGCCGTCTTCTGTTCGGAAACCTAGCCCACCGTTGTTTGTGGCCCAGGCGGCAAGATCTGTACCTGTTGCAGGCAAGCGCATTGGCGTGTCGCCCACTACAAACAATGTGTTGTTGCGCTCATTGCTGAGTGCAACCATGTTAGGAATCAACTCTGGATAAGCTGTGGCAGCGATCAAGCTGAACTGATTTTGTTCTTCACGTGCTGCTTCGCTGGTGTCAATACCTGCTTTCATGGCTTGCACAATCAACTGACGTTGGGCTTGGCGACCAGACCACATGGCACCATCATCGCGGTTACCACTAGCTGTGAGCCAAGTGCTCTTGACTGTTGGCAATGTGTCATCAGGATATGATTCGGCATTGAAGTAATCACTTTGGAAGCTCTTGACATTGTATCCTGACCGACGTGTGTTAAACAACAACATGCCTTCAGGATATAGATCTGGGTTAGGAGCATCTAGGTCCAGGTAACTGCTAGTCAACAAACTTTCAATGGTTGGGAAAGGATCCATCACAGGGTCAGTTGTGCCATTGCCGGCCCAACGTGCATCTGCAAACAAGATACCGTTTTGTGTGACTTGATCAGTAGTGTCAACTTCCACCCACTGTGCAACACCAGTTACTAATTCCCAACGATATAGTTTAGGATAATTTTCTAGGTCGCTGGTGTCAATCCACAAGTCGCCATATACTAATGCAGTGCCATCACTTTGTTCAATAGGAGCAGTGGCAGCAATCAGTGGTCCTGCAGGGTCTGTTTCAGTTAAATCAAACCCACGTACATCTGGGTTAACAGTTCTATATCCAACCCATTCACCATCGTTTTGAATCAAGATATCTGCATCACTTACTGTGCTGTAATACCACAATCGACCATCTGCTGGGTCTTGATCAGGTGCTGTGGTACTAGCAGTGTAGGTAAACTCTGGGGTTGACTGCCAATTTGTCAACGCAATAGCGTTTGCTGTTCTAAATGCTGGTCTGCATCCAGGGGTGTCAACTGTGAATCCAGCTAAAGTTACAGGAGTTCCAGTAAGGTTTTGCAGACTCATGTTACCACCAGTGGAGTGAGTCATCACAATTGCTCCAGATGAGTTTACACTGGCGCTGACGTTGGTGATGTTGGCCGAGCTTACCGCTGTAATAAAAGCAGCAGTATTTGTACCGTTTATAGTTACGTTGGCCCCTTGGCTAGTACCATCTGTCTGACTTCCTGTGATGCGGAAAGTGGTGCCATTTACAAACGGTCCAGGTGTATTTGTAGATCCAGTGATTACAGTAGGTCCAAGTGAGCTACGCTCAATAATTTCCAAGGCCATGTATGGATCTGCGCCACCATAAGATATAGCGTCCCAGATTGCAACCGTAGTACCAACTGGAATATTTTTTCCGCCGCCTGTGGGATCTAGTGCATAAATTGCCGCTGTGGGGTTGCTGTAAGTGCCTGTTGTTTGACTGACAAACGTGCCCAATGCTGAACTATATTTCTTAACTTTAAGAGATACACCGCTGTTGGCAGGACTCATGTTGTTCCATACAGAGCCTGTAGGAGATGGCCAGTTAGTTGCAGTAACCGGTTGTCCCACTGCCCAGCGAGGTGCTTGATAACTGTATGAAGGCAAGTATGTTGGTGCGTAGTACACGCCGGCAGGGATGCCAAGAGCTAGTAACAATGCAGATGTACTAGTAATATCAATATCAATTGCACCGCCAACCAAGCTACTAATGTCAGGGGTTGTGAGGCTGTTTGCAGTTAGTTGTAATTTGCTTGATACAACTGACGAAGTAACTCCTGGAATTGCAGCGGCATTGATATCGGTAGACAGCTGAGCCAATGTGTTGGTAGCAGAAACAGTAACAGTAGTGCCATTGATCACAATAATGTTACCAGCAGTAAGGCTAGTAGGAGTTCCTGTTCCAGTAATTGTAGGCCAAGACGCTTTCCACGCATCTCCACCAACTAATACCCAGGCATTTGATGCATTTTTGTAGTAGCCAGGGTTTGACGTAGCTACTGCAGAGATTGCGTAATCGCCAATGCTGCCTATGTCAGCATTTGGTGTGTAATTGCCGGCGCTAAAGTTAACAACATCTGCAGTGTCTGTGATAACAATGGGAGTTTTTACTGTGAATGTGTTGGTTGTTTGATTCCACTCCTGGATGCCCCAAACACTTGTGGATGTGTCTAACCAGTAATCACCGTCATTGGGGTTGCCTGTTGGACGAACCAAGCTGGCAGTTAATTCTGACAAGTCAATATTGGCACGTTGTACATAACAACGATTTGTAATACCCAATGAACTGTACGCTGCCAACAAGCCGTACTCGTTGAGTTCGTAGCCGTTGATTGGTGTACCTGTTGTGGTCTGATAGAAGAATGGCACGCCAAATGTGGCGGCCAAGTCTCGCTGACTTGTGATTAGATACGTCTTATTAGCATTAGCTGCCAATGTTCCAGCGGCAACTGTCACGCCGTCTGAACTTACTTTGTTCTGTGCAGTAGCGATTAAAAAATACGGTACTGTGTTAACAGCGGAAGGGATATATTGACTCTCGTCAATTACTGTTACTTCTACGCCTGGTGATACTAGAGCCATGGTCAATTCCTTTTCAAGATACAATATTTATAGGTATATTCAAAAAAGGCGGTGTTACGGTGCCCTTTGGCAAAGGTCCTGTCGCTAAATACCGTATGAGACCCATTTGCCCTGCTTGTAATCAACGTCCTTGTGCTGTGAACTACACACGCAATGGTGTTACACACTATCGTGGTCGGTGTGATAGTTGCACAAGAAAAAATCGCAGTATAAAAACAAGAAAACCCCGCTGGGAATCTACGGGATTCAAGAAAAAAATGACCTGTGATCGTTGCGGGTTTATTGCACGATACTCCAGCCAGATTCTAGTGTATCACGTAGATGGCAACCTAAACAATGTAGGAGTTAAAAATCTAAAGTGTATTTGCCGCAACTGTGTTGAAGCTGTGGCCAAGAGCGATTTACCATGGAAGCCCGGAGATCTTAATCCTGATTGTTAAACGTTTCGATAGTGTAATTTTTTTGAAATATAATCCTGAATTATATACAACTTGTCTTTGATAAAATAAGATTGATTGCTAAGTGCAGTGACATGATCGTATCTGGGCCGTACTGCACCCAACATTGGATTGTATTTTTCTACTAGTTGTTGAGCAGAGTTGGTGTTCAAGTAAGGAGTTGTCCATCTAAACACATCAAACTGTTTTCCATCTAATATTTTGTACCCGTACTTTTCAGGATCTTTGCTTATTTTACTAATGTTCTTGGTAAGACCTTGTGGGTTTTTAATTCTCAATGTGGCAAATTTAGCGTACTCAGCAATATCTGGATTGGCCAAAAACCACTCTGCAGTTTCTCTAATGGTGTCTTCAGTGTCGTGTGGTAATCCCACAATGATATTGACTTGTAGTCTGAGTTCAGGAAATCGTTGTTTAAGTGCAATCAAAAAGTGTTTGAGTTTTTCAGGATCTGCTCCTTTGCCCACAGCTTTTCCGCTGGCACGATTGAATGTTTCAATACCAATGGTAAATGATTTCCATCCAATCTCTGGAATAAGATCCACCTGCTCAGGATTTGCTGCCAAAAGATCAACTCGACAATAACTCCAAAATTCAAAATCTATGCCAGTTTCTTGTCGAATATCTCTAATCAAATACATTTTTTCCAAACTGTCATTGAATGTATCATCAACAAACATGAACTTTTTTACGCCAAATGTATTGTACCTGTACAGTATATCTTGCTTGATTTCTTCCTTGGGACGAATGTAGGTGCCAGGCTTTTTGCCCAGGTGATCAAATTCGCAAAACGCACACTGAAAAATGCAACCCCTGCCTATTTCAACCGGCAACACCCAGTCGTCAGTTACAAAATCTGATTCAGCATATTCTGTTGTTAGATTGTTTAACAATTGAACCGCATAGTGTTTGTCAGCATCTACATATTTTTTGTCATTGAATTCTGTATAAATTAAATTGCTGTCTTGCACAATATGATTGTGTACAGCCATTACTGCTAGATCTGAATACCCAGCACATATGATGTCAATGTTCACTGGCATGTGTTGAATTATCTCAGCATTGGGGCCGCCAACTACAATTGTACCTTGACGTTTTTTTATGTAGTTAATTAACAATGCTTCATCTTTGTTTGACAGTTCAGTCATAAAACCAGCATTGTGATTGTCAAACGTCCATTCATTGTTGCGAAAAGTAGCCTGGCCAGCAAAGTTTTCAGAGTTGTATGTGGGCGGAAAAAACTTGGTACTAAATCCCCACCAGTCAATGTCTGTAATAGTGTCTAAGTATCTCATTAGTACAGACTGATCCCAGTGTGACAAAAAATCAATAACTTCTACTTCTACGCCATGTCTTCTTAATTCTGTGGCTATCCTATAAACTCCGAGGGATCTAATTGGAGGGTCTGGGCTGTCGTTAAACAATACTATCAAGAGGATTCCTTAAAGGAATATTTATATAACAGTGTAGACATCAATTCACGGGTGTTGCGTTTGAGATCTTCAAGTGTTCCGTTGTTATCGATCACATAGTCTGCCATCCAAATTTCCAGGCTCATACTAGAACGATCTTCTGCAGGCAAGTGATCACTACGATCTACCCAAACAGCAAAATCAAATACTTGAGTATTCCGCATGGCATGGAACTCACTCTTGTTGCGCAGTCCGCAGTAGATTGAATTTTCAGCAAAAATTTCTCTACCTAGTCTAGCATAATCGTCTTTACAGTAAGCATGAATCATATCGTACCATTCTGATCGATGATTGTGCCGATCCTCAAAACACTGTTCGTAGCTGGTGTATGCATACTTGGATTTCAACTCTGCATAGATAAACTTTTCAGCACAAAAGTCTGAACTAGAGCGAAAACTATAACCAAATTCTTCACGCAGAATATCACACACAGTATCTTTGCCGTGTCGAGCATTGCCAATAATCAGCAGTTTTGGAAGTGTCATTTTAAGGAGGTTACGTTGAGATGATCTAGTGTGCGCTGTAGCATGCCAATTTGTCTGCGGCAATCTTCTAGCGCATGATGACTAGTAGGCGGGATAGGCTGATCAGGCCATAACGAGAATACAGTACGGCTATCACGCACCATGTAGTACTTCCAAGGCAATGGCTTGTGATAGCTCTTGTAAGCATGCTCAAGAATGTTCATGTCGTAAGTGGGACCTTGTGCCCAGATTCTGTTGGAGTGCCAAATCAGCCGGCCTAGCCCATCTAATGCTTGATCTAGAGGAATACGGCCTTGTTCGTTGAACGCTTCGTCTCGAACCACAGCAGGTTGTGTGGCCCACCATTCAATTGTGCCTTGATCAATAGCACGGTCTTCTTGGCTTTCTAATGTGACTCTAGCATAGTAACTCTGGCCAGAATGTCCTTGTCCAAACGGGTCAAAGCTCTGGGCCGCAATAGTTAGTATTGTAGTATCCGGGCCTGTAGCAAGCCCTTCTAAGTCGATCATCAAGTCCATGTGTTATTGTAACACAAGTCTAGATGTTGATCAATAGACGTTTAACCGATTACCCAGGTAAGTGGTTGGCTTGCATCCACATAGTTCTTGAGCTGGTCTTCTAATGCAATGATAGCTTCTTTGGCTTCTGCTTTCATTGCGGCACCGTTTAGGGTACCGCCGCCTTGTGGTCCTGCAATTGAGCCAAACTTCTCACGTGCTTCACCAATAATCATTTTAGAGTTGGCCACCATGTAGTCCTTGATCCATTGGCTGATTTGGAAGTCCTGTAGCAAGTTGATTTCTGGTTTGAGATTGTATGTCCAAAGTAGCACATTTTCTCCAGTGCCTTTTGGGTCACGAATCAATTGAATTTTCTTTGTGACCTGGTTATAGGTGTAGTTCATGTACCCGCCAAACATACGTGCGGCTAGTTCTACATACTGTGAATAAAAGTCGTATGTGGCAAGGCCGCCTGCTACGTTGAAGTTCATTAGGTACACATTCAAACTGGCCTGTGCAAACGGATCAAAGTTTGATGCAAACGGACCTGTAGCATCACCAAACGTTCTACGGAATACCTGTCGTACACTTACTACCTCTTGTGGCAACTGGTAGATGTTGACATCTTTGACCAGTTCCATAAAGTTGTAGCTTTCCTCATAGGCATTGCTGGCCCGTTGGCGGTAAGTGCCTATGGTTTTTTGATAGGCGGCTTCGTAGTGAGCAGGATCCAACTCGATGTCAACAATCTGATCACCAAGTTGGAGTTTTACGTATTCTACTAAGTTTTGCTTGAGTGTCTCAAGCGAGTTCTGTTGCTGTTCTGCCATTGGGGGACTCCGTCCCCTTTATTTACCAACTTTTAAGGATGATCAAGTTCTCTGTACCACGTCCGTTAAACGGGGTTTCTGTAGTGGTCAAGTCCTTGTAGATCTTCCTTGCGGCCGGCTTGCCTGCGGCACCCATTGCTTTAAGAATTTCTGCTGGCTTGCGCACAGTTTTTTGCTGACTCTCAACTGTACTAAATCCAATGATAGCGTTGCTTTTTACAGTAAATGCCTGTGCATGACTGTCAGCAACAATATGGATTAGCTTGCGTTTTTTGGTGTCATACAACCAGGCTTCTGCCTTGTCCACTAAACTTGCGGCTGGCAAGCCTTTGAGCTTGAGCTCTGCAAATTCCGTAATACACTTGAACTTTGCGGCACGTTTTTCTGGGCTCACTGCCTTGACTGCACGAGGCTTGCGCTCGACCTTTTTAATCTGCACATAGGCGCCACAGTCCGAAATCACAAGCTCACAGAACTTTACGCAATTCTTTAACTGTATTTTGGTTAGATAGTTGTAGCCCTGTGTCAAGTCCGCATCTTTGCCTGCTACTGCCTCATCAAACTCTGTGAGTTTACGGGTCCAGATTTGCTTGATGTCGTTTACCATTTGTGGGGCAATGTTTAGGCTACGCATGAGCACCACGGGTTTGTAGTCTGCGTTGAGTTTGGCTCCTGACGCAATGAAGTCGTCAAACAAGCCGTCTAACTCGCCTGCACATTCTGACACCTTCTCACGCAGGCGATCCTGGATGGTGATTTTTGGCACTGAATCATCAACAGGTACTTCTGCTACCTCTTCATCTTGTTTGGATTCTAGTATCTCTTTTAGCAAGTTATCCAATTTGATCTGCTCGTGCTCAGTAAGTTCTAGTCCCACCATGCTCATACGGCACAGCCAACCTGTGGTGAGTCGGATTGAGCTGTCTGGAATGCGTTTGAGCGTGCGAACGTCGTCCTTACGACCATGTGTTTCCAGATAATTTACAATCATCTCACGGGCATCTTTTTTACCATAAAAGTAGTTGTACCACGAGAACGCATGACTAAAGGCACTGACACGGCCTTCTGTAGGTTGCACTCGCCATGTAGGCTCCATGCCCATGGCATTGGTATCCGCACTACGTGGATTTAGGGGTTTGACGGGTTTTGTTGCGATCATATTGTTCCTTACTTAGTTTTGGGCAGGTGTTTAACAGCGTCAAATAGTTTGGCGGCACGTTTAACGTCAAAATTCTTGTGCTTGTACATCCAGGCTTTTTTGCGTTCTGCCACTTCCAGTGCCTCTGCTAGTTTCCATTTTGTGTCGAAGTCCACTGTCATTATTATACGGCTCATGTCCACAATGTCAAGAGCATACTCCACCCACTTTTCTGTAGCTTTTACTTTGTCGTAGGGTTGTATAAACCCCTTACCCTTTGGACCTGTGTACTTTGTTAAAAAGTTAACGGCTTTCATAACATACTCCTAGAGTGGTTAAGTATGTATTATAGCAGAGATTGATTTAGGTGTCAATCTCTGCTATATGTGTTGTTTTTAGAACACAGTACCTCGAAACTGCTCGTAGTCGTAGAATGCTACTAAAGTACTATCTCGGAAGTAAACTGTAATGCCGCCCAAATCCTCGCGAGCGTCCCAGGCGGTTTGTTCCAAAATAACATTAGTAGCACGTACCTCAAGCTCGTCCATTAGGTCCTCGCCTGTGTCCCTGTAGCTTTGCATGGCTTCTGCCTCATAATCTAAAGTGTATACTTCAGTATTATTAATTTGTGCGCTTTGTGCATCTGTAAGCATGGTGGCTCCTTTGTGTTGTCAAGCCCTAATTATAGCAAAACGGGAATTAATGGTCAACCAGAATGCTATAAATAACACTATGCCACGCCTAAGCCTATACCGCCCCAATCGAACCCGCGACTACCAATTTTTGGATCGTACCATCCGAGAAATGTACACTGTTGGAGGGGTAGATATCTATGTTCACAAATACATGGGTCCAGAAACTGGCGGAGAGGATTCAGCATTTTCTGGCAACGCAGACGCTACTCAACCTGTATATGATGAGCTAAGTCCATTAAACATTCAAGACTTGCTGTTGCTGGAGAACCGTGATAGAATTTACGATCAAGACATCTATGTCATGCGTGGTGTTTACAATGCTCAAGACGTGGACTTTGACTTGAGCCAGTTTGGCCTATTCCTAAACAACGATACCTTGTTTATTACCTTCCACTACAACAACATGATTGACGTGTTTCAACGCAAACTCATGGTGGGCGATGTGTTGGAACTGCCCAACTTAAAAGATTATTATCCGTTGAACTCAAACATTCCTGAGGCACTGCCCAAATACTATGTGATTCAGGATGCGGCATTTGCGTCTGAAGGTTTTAGTCAAACTTGGTTGCCGCACTTGTGGCGAGTAAAAGCTACTCCGTTGACCAATGCTCAAGAATACAAAGATGTTCTTAAAAAGCCCATGGTCAAATCTACTATCTGGGACAATGACAACTTCTATCCTGCTGGCGATATTGTGAACCAAGGCAACGTGTACTACCAGGCTAGAGTAAATGTTCCTGCAGGCACAGACATAACCAACACTACTTATTGGCGTGAATATACACCAGGTACTGAGAGCGAGTTGATGAGTACTCGCACCAAAGATCAACAGATCAACGATGCTATTCTTACGCAAGCCGATGTTGAAGTTCCCAAGTCTGGTTACGATGCTACCAAGATGTACGTGGTACCAACAACACTAGATGGGCAGCCTGCTAATCCTGTGGGGCTGACCACAGACGGTGCCACAACTGTAGACGGCACTGAGGGTGGTATGAATTTAACTCCTGACACAGACGGATACACTGCTGGCTACTTGACCGGAGATGGTATTCCACCTAATGGATTCCCAACTAGTGCTGGTGTGTCATTCCCAGACAATCCTTCAGTAGGCGACTATGCATTGCGGTTGGATTACTTCCCTAATCGTTTGTTCCGTTATTCCGGCACACGTTGGACCCGCATTGAAGACAATGTTCGTACTGATCTCAACAATGGCAGCAACAACAATACTTTACGCTCGAGCTTCGTGAACAATACATACACAGTGAAAACAACAGACATGGGTAATATTCCAAGTCGTCAGAGCTTGAGTGAAATTCTCAAGCCCAGAGCAGACAATGGTGATGACAACGGCAACAAGCCTCCTAATCCTTACCCAGACACAAGACCTGGACAAAGATCGAGTTAAACAATGCAACAATTCTTTTACGACGAACAAATACGTCGCTTTCTATTACAGTTTACCAGAATCTTTTCTGGCTTCCAAGTTGAATACGGGCGCCAAGAAAACTCTGATGCGGCTGCATTGCTAAGAGTTCCTGTGCGATATGGTGATGCAAGTCGTAATGCACAAACAATCATACAAGAAAACTCCGCAAACTTCTTGCCTGCAACGCCCATGATGACGTTTTACATTTCAGGACTGGATTACGATCGTCCCAGAATGCAAGAGCCATACCATGTGAGCAAACGCACTATTCGTCAACGCACATACGATCCGGACACAGAAACTTATGAAACCACACAGGGCAATGCATTCACTGTTGAACGCTTGATGCCTGTACCTTACAAGTTAACCATTACTCTGGACATTTGGACTTCTAACACCAATCAAAAGTTTCAAATCTTGGAACAGATTCTCACCTTGTTTAATCCTGCGCTGGAAGTGCAAAGCACAGATAACTTCTTGGACTGGACATCACTCAGTGTAGTCGAGCTTGAATCAACACAATGGACCAGTCGTACTATACCTATTGGTACAGAAAATCCCATTGACATTTGTACCCTGCGATTCAACTTGCCCATTTGGATCAGTTCACCTGCCAAGGTCAAGAAGCTGGGTATTATTGAACGTGTGATTGCCAGCATGTATGACGCACAAGGAGACTTTGTGGATGCCATCATCAACAACGACCTGTTGCTGGGCACAAGACAAAAAATCACACCTTACAACTATGCTGTGGTTGTGATTGGCAATCAAATACAATGCTTGCAACAACAACTAATAGTACAAGAGCCCACAAACGATGAGCTGGCTGCCACCACTATTGTGAGCGACAGTACGCTGTTGTGGCCAGCTGTGATTGGCATGTATGGTGTACTGCGTCCGGGCATCAGTCAAATTAGATTGGATCAAGATGACGGAAGTCAAGTTATTGGTACCATTGCAGTAAACCCAAATGATGAAAGATTTTTAATATTCAACATTGATGCAGACACTGCACCTCAGAATAGTTTGCCAGCCATCAACGCAGTGATAAATCCATTAGCAAGTGGTCCTGGTCAAGGATTACCGGCAGCGGCCACAGGACAACGATACCTGTTGACCGAAGCCACTGGATCTGGTGACAATACTAGTCCTGCCACAGCATGGACAGGAGCAAACGGTCGTCCGCTGGTGGCCAGTGCCAATGACATCATTGAGTACGACGGGGCAAGATGGGATGTGAAATTCATTGCAGACACACAGACTGAAATACAGTTTGTTACAAATTTAACAACTTCAATACAATACAAATGGACAGGCGCAGAATGGATAAAAAGCTATCAAGGAGTGTATCCCGGAGGGGACTGGAGTCTGGTCCTGTAAACGCTGTTGGCGTTTGGTTCCGTAGCAATCAAACGGCTAGATATTTGTATCTGTTGAGAAACGATGTCAAACACCCTGGCGCATGGGGATTGCCAGGTGGTAAAGTAGAGGCAGGCGAAACACTACTAGGTGGCATGGAGCGTGAGTGTATTGAAGAACTTGGCAGCTTTCCTGTCTACCAAAAACTAATTCCCATAGAAAAATTCACATCAGCAGATGGAGACTTTGTGTATCACACATTTGTTTGTGTGGTAGATGCAGAGTTTGTGCCTGTGCTCAATGATGAACACCTGGGCTATGCCTGGATAGACTCAGGCACATGGCCAAGACCCATGCACCCTGGCTTGTGGTCAACTGTGAATATGGAAGCTGTACAAGACAAGATCCTGCGTGTGGAGCAGGACCTTGCTCGTTGATGTTAAGCCTGTGATTCCTGGAACTGCAACTGCACTTCACCCACTGGGCTTGATTGTGTTGTTAGCGCAGTGACCTGAATAGCCAGCAACTCTGGACCATCTGGATACACGCCAGTTCCTGGCACAGCACTGGTACCAATCTGTTTGACTGAACTCAAGTCCAACACACCAGCATTGGTTGTGGAGATTGGAATAGCAAACAAGCGTTCTCCGCCCACAATCTCAGTTGTAATAGCTGCAATAGTTAGGTTCAAGTCGTTTAGTGGTGTTGACCCGCCTACAGTATTACCTAGAATCTTCACAGTATCACCCACAGCGTATCCTGTACCTGCGTTCTGAATTGTGATCTGTGTGGTTGAGTTGGTGTATGTTGTACCTGTTGGTGTCAACTGCACAGTAACGTTGGCTGAAGATCCTGAACTCGACACGTTGGTCAGGCTCAAGCCAGCAAAAGTTCTAATAGCAGTACCAGAGAATGTGGCTTTGGTTCCCGACTTGCTGAAGCCACCTGTGGATCCAAACAGTGATGATGTCACACCACCTGTGGTTTCACCGTTGTAACGTGGAGAAGTTGAGAACTGCGAGAAGCTAGGTTGGAATCCACCACCAATGTTGTTGAGTCCTGAGAAGGTTGTATTGGTAGCATCAATGTTGGAGGGATTCAAAATACCTTCAACCAAATAGCGTCCGGCGCTTACCTGAACAGTCATGTTGGCCAGAGTCAACTGCGCACGATTGATCAGTTCACGCTCGCCTAGATTACCAATAATACCGTTACTTACACTAGGACTCAGTCGCATAACGAATACCGTTTGCTTTTGTCCAATCACACCTGGTAAACCATAGTTGGTACGGTTGAATGTAAACTGGTAACCTTCGTCAGCGTCAAACTGTCCGTCCATGATTACTGCTGAACCCCAGTGGTTGACCAGTGGAGTACATGTGTTTGACACTAGAATAACACCAGTGTTGTCTGAGTGTGCTGTAGCCGCACTGGACGTAAAGCTACGACTGGCACCATCAGTCCACTGTGTGAATGTGGCAGCACGAGTAACGCCTGTCAGTGTGTTGCCTGCTTTGCCTGAATACTTGATCATTTCTGAATCAATCATACAGAATACAGGATATGTTACACTTGCGTTTGGATAGAATGTAGCGTCACGCAACGGGATGGTTGTTTGAATATCAGTAATAGCACCATCTAAACTCGATACAGGGGTTTCGTTGATGGCTTCGTAGCGGCCTGGCAAGTTACCCGAACGCATGTAAGCTTCGTTGTTCAAGTTGTTGTTTGGTCTGCGATGTGCCATGATAAACGCACCATCTTGTCCACGAACCATCCACTGTACATAACCAGCACCGTACCATGAATATTCAACTCCCAACATCTGCATCTTTGTTGCATCAATAGTGTAACCAGACACGCCTGTTCCGTCCAGTGGGTCAATGTTGAAGTTGGGCTGTGTCACACGAATTTCGTTGCGCAAGGCCATTCTAACACGAGTCAAGTTTTCAACACCGCGATATGTAGGTACCACTGTCATGCGGTTGTTGTCCAGCACTGATGTCACTGTGTGTGTCATACCTTGAATAACCACTGTGTCGCCGTTGTTGATTTGATCCTGGAATCGGCAAGTTCCGTCACCTGTTACCAAATTTGATCCTGTTCCAACGGACACAAATCCAGCCAGTTGCTGTGTGCTTGAACGTTGTACAACATTCAAACTTTGGCCGCTGTCTTCCCAGAACAATCCGTTTTGATCGTCAAAGATACCAGCACGAATACTAGCACCGTGCCATGATGTTACGTTGATACGTGGTTGTTGTCCCAGTTCTGGTGCTACTGAACCCAAAGTGTTTTGTGCTTCAACCACAAACGCCACATCACTGCCAATACTGGTCACAGTGTAGTCGGTGTCGTTGTATCCTGAAGTGGTTACACCGCTGATTTGAATCACTGCGCCTGGGTTAAGTCCATGCTCAATGTCTGTGGTCACTGTAATATTGCTACCAGCTGCTGTGCCAGAAGCTACCAGGGCAACAATGTCAAATGTCGGTTGCAACATTGTACCTGATGTGAACAAGATACCTTTACCAGATTGATAACGGAAGTATTTCTTAGTTTGACGCACAGCACTAGCACCACGTGTGGGTGTTCCTGGGCCAAGAATAACACCGCCGTCAAACGGTCGGGGCAAGAACACAGCATTACTACGAACGTTTACTGTGCCAAGAATGCTACCACTCACAGCCGCACCTGTTTTGGCCAGATATGTAAATGTAGTTGTGCTGGGCACGGCTGTGGCAAAGAAACTGCCTGTGGCATATGACGCATTTGTTCCTGCGGTCAATGCTATAATTACTGGAGTGCCTGGTACAAGACCATGGGCATAGCGTGTGGTCACTGTGATAGTGCTTGGATTGCCGCCATCGCTGGTGATGCTTAACACATCAAGGTCAGCACCTGTGTATGGAAATGCTTGACGTACAATTGAGTCAATTTGATTAAGTGGGTATCCCACTGCTGTGCCAGTAGTTCTTGGTGGGTAGTAGGCAAAGTTGTTGTCGTTGGCGTAGTACACATAACTCACACCTTCAGCATTGCTGTTGGCTTGATTTTGATTGCTCACATAATCTGTAGCAACCAAGCCATGATCGTCAGCATTAACTGCAATTTGTGGAATCTCAGCATTGCCTGTGGCATTAAAAATACCAGTCATACGTACCATTAGTGATCCAGCACCGGCTGCTGTGAGTGCGGTAGTATTAAATTGTCCTCGAGCAATGGTTTGTGTGCCATTGACTGCAGTGTTGACTGAACTCATGTTGACCAATTCAACGTTGCCACTGAGTTTCTGGAATACTGACCCTGCTACAAATGCATTAGCAGGAGTAGTATTGTACCATCCACGTGTTAATTGCAACGTAGATCCGTCGGTAACTTCATAAATTTGTGCAACTTCAAGACTGCTTACTGCATAAATTTGATTGCCAATTGTGATGTTGGCGCTGCTGGCATTTGTGTTATTAACTTGACGAACAACTGTCAACGCATTTGTTGAAACGTTGGTAACTGCCATAACCTCATACACGTTAGCTGTGTTAGTTTGCACAATAATGTAACTACCATCACTAATACCAGCGGCAGCTACGTTGGCACAGTTAACTGTGGTTGTGCCTGTACTGGTAATGTTGGCCACTGCAAGTGTTGTACCTCCTGTACCTGGATTACCAATAATAATAATATTGTCGCCAGCACTGAAGTTTGTGGTGCTTGCCACAGTAAATGTACGTTCTGCAGAACTGTTGATGTTTGCTGTTAGATAGTTGCTGTAAAAAGGTGTTGTGTTACCCTGTGTCTGACTAACAAGCAAAGCAAAGTCATTGGCCACCCATTGAGGCGTGCTTGGATTTTGTAATCTAACCGATGTATCTGAATTGCTGGTAATTGGATCATCACCTGCAATCAAACTAACATAACCATTGGTATTGATTGTGATGTCTGCACCAATATCCTCATAAAACGCAGGAATATTTTGAATAGTACTCACGTTCTGCCACTTGGTGTTTTGCAAACCATACTCAAAGTCAGCGTCAATTAGTGACTGTGGATTTGATACTCGAGCACGACCAATAGCGTCTGTACCAAATGCCCAAGGTATTGTTTCTAAACTGGTGTATTCAACATAGATGGCCAACAAGTCGTTGGCATTCATCAAACTGGTGTCCCAGTCTAGACTCAGTGTGGTCACACCTGCATAGGCTGTGGGGAAATCTACAGTGGGTGTAGCAGTGAATGCCACTGTTCCACCTTGTGCTGTGTCGCCAAAGTTGTAGATTGATATCTGATCTGTGGTGTTGTAGATGGCCAAAAAGTCCTCTAGGTTGTAACGTCCAGGAACTTTGATTGTGCCAGCACCGCTAACTCCCGGTGTAAACACATAATTATTTAATCTTTGTCTTGCCATTTCTTAAACTCCAAATATGATTTGATTTGCTGTCAACGTTGCTCGTGTGTTCGTTGAAAACTTGTTGTAACTGATTGTGCCATTCACAATCTTGCTGTCGGATACGGTGTTATCGCTGGGTGTGCCAGTATATAGTGTGTCGCCCATGAGGATGCCAAAGAACGGGGTCAGTGCAGCCGGTGCTGTCACAAAACTTATATTGGATCCAGAAATACTGTAATCCACTCCAGGATTCTTGACCACGTTGTTCAAGCTCACCATCATTGTATAAACAGTAGGTGGAGCAAACCCCACGCCTGCCACAGTGATAGGAAATGTAGTTTGGCTGCCGTCAAACGCTGGCGTGTCCATGTATCTATATTGTCCAATCTGCGGTGTATTACCCAAATAAGCCATTTGTTTTCCTTATAGTCTGCCAACCACAACTTCAATTGTGCCTGACTCTCCGTTGAAATCTTCCAACGCTTTTCCAATTACACTGCCCAGTGTGGGTGTTGTGCAGGCCATGGCATGACCGTTGCCTGCTGACACCATCATTTGTCCTTTGCGCACTGTGCCAATGACCTTGACAGGAACTCGTCCCATCAAAGCAATGCCAGCCACGTGTTCTGCTTGCAAGTGACTGTTCATCAAGTAAGCAGGATTTGTTGTCACAACACCTGCCACAGTAGCACTGCCTGCTGTGTTGCTGACGGTAACTTCGTGATTGCCACCGAACTCCAATACCGTACCTGGCTCGTAATGAGCATCTGCTGAGTAGTTCTCTGCCAAGTCAGCGTATTGTGCTGTGGTTGCTTTGGCAAACACAGTGTTGAATGTGGTAGTTGTGCTACCAATATTGCCAACGCCAGTTGATGCACCGTTTACAATAGCAGTAGCGGCTGCACCTGAGTTAACTGTGATTGCGCCACTTACTGTGAGTGCTGTCAATGTGCCAACTGATGTGATGTTACCTTGTGCCGCAGTGGTAACTGTGCCAGCTGTGGTTGCCGATGTAGCTGTAGGAACCGTGCCAGTAACGCTGACTGTGACTGCACCAGTAGCGGCGCTAACTGCAATGTTAGTGCCTGCAACAAGACTGCCAACACCAGTGTGAGTGTGATCTGCTCGAGCATAACGCAAACTTGTACCAACTGTATTAGTTCCAATACTAGTTGGAGTGGCTGCACTTGCTTGACCAATTACAAAAGCTGTGGTAGCCAATTGTGTAGTATTTGTATCTGCGGCTGCTGTGCCAGAGCTTGCATTTCCAGATACTGCTAATGCACTTAACGTACCAACTGATGTAATGTTAGTTTGTGCGGCTGTGGTCAGTGTACCAACAATGCTTGTGCCTTGCAAGTTACCTGAAGTAATATTTCCTGTCACAGCCAAGCTAGTCAATGTACCAACGCTGGTAATATTACCTTGTGCGGCTGTGGTTACTGTGCCTGCTGTTGTGGCTGCACCGCTCAACGTAGCTGTAATAGTACCTGCGGCAAAGTTACCTGACGCATCACGAGCAACAATTGCACTGGCTGTGTTTGCATTGGTAGCATTTGATGTAATAGTCAATGCACCTGTGCTGGCATTGATACTGAGTCCAGTTCCTGATACTGCCAGTGTGCCTACACCAGTGTGAGTGTGATCTGCTCTTGCCCAACGAGTGCTTGTACCAGTTGCACCTGTGCCAATTGCTGTTGGTGTTGTTGAACTTGCTTGTCCAATCACGTAAGCTGTGGTAGCAACTTGTGTGGTGTTTGTGTCTGCGGCTGCATTGGCAGCTGTCACAATGTTTGTAAATGCCGCATTGTTAGCAGTTACGTTGCCTGATACGCTGACACTTGCACCTAGTAATGCGGCAGTAGCAATGATGTTGCCACCAGCTACGTTACCTGCTGATGTGACGTTGCCTGTAGCAGTTACCAATCCACCTGTGTTGATGTTGCCACCAGTTACGTTGGCTGTGGCACTGATTGCACCAACTGCGCTGATTGCACCGCTAGTAATTAAGTTGCCACCTGTTACATTACCTGTAACTGAAACTGTAGTACCTGTATGAGTTGTGGCAGCAATATTGCCGCTTGTGATATTACCTGTGGCTGAAATCAATCCACCAGTGTTGATGTTACCACCTGTAACATTACCTGTTGCTGTTACCAATCCACCAGTGTTGATGTTTCCACCAGTGACATTGCCTGTAGCCACAGTTGCACCAGTTGAGCTAAGGGTAGTAGCAGTAATAACGTTAGCGCCAGTGATGTTACCACCTGATCCACTGGTAACCAAGTTACCACCTGTGATGTTACCGCTTGCAGTTACTACGCCAGTTACAGCTAGTCCTGTAGTAGATACTACTAATACGTTGGCTGTGCCTGCACTTTGTACAGTAATGTCACCGTTGGCAATAACACGCACATTTGATGTGCCGTTGCTGATACTGCTGGTGCTCAAGCCAGTTAGCAAACTACCATTACCAAAAATGTAGTTGCCTGTGATGTTGCCAGCAGCACTGATGTTGCCTGCACTGGTTAAGTTGCCGCCAGTTACGTTGGCAGTTACTGAAACTGTTGTACCTGTGTGGGTTGTGGCATTAACGTTGGCTCCACCCAGGATGTTGCCACCCGTGATGTTACCAGTAGCTGAAATCAATCCACCAGTGTTAATGTTACCACCCGTG